CCAGTTCCAGGCACCTCTGAATAAACCAGGTTTATCTTTCATTGATCCGGCCCATTGCATAGGACCAGAATGAACTCTTCCTTGTGTAGCTCCCCATAATTTTCCAATATTTGCAAGATTTCTAAATCGTTGTAATCCTTGACCACTCGCCAATATACCTTTTCCACCTAAGGCCTGCATTCCTCCGAGGCCGTATAGACCTCCTCCTAGTAAAGCTAGTTTTCCTAGAGGACTTTTAGCTATTTTTTTGATGGGTTTAGTTACTTTTTTAAAAGCTTTCTTAACAAAGCTTCCTAATCCGTATTGTTGTCTGTGTGGTTTTGTCATAATTTCGCCCTAAATTTTCAACCTACTTTGTTTTAGCAAATAAATCAAGCTTTGGTACCTTTACTAACACATCTTGTTGGATGTCTTCAACGGGTATATTTAAAGCTTTCCACTCCTCTTCGGTCTTATAAATAGCCCCAGTTTTCTTGTTTTTTATAGTTATCTTTGTCTCAGCTTGGATAACAGGAACCTCTTTCCCATTATGTTTAATCGTATCCACTAAACCGTTACCTCTTTTTTGATATTTAAATAACTAATTCCAATGGTTACAGAATCCGTACTACTCATGGTCACCTTTAATAGTTTGCCTCCCTCCACCACTAAGGGAAGAGTTAAAATTTCTGTACTAGCACTCGCACTTAGAGTCTGAGCGTTTACAATATTGAATGCATTGTTTTTAATGGTAATCGTAGGAGTATTTCCGGTGTTATTCGTCACTCGAAAAGAACGAATGACGTAAGTTTCACTCACCAAAGGAAGAGTATTAGAGGGATCAAACATCGTCGTCTCATCGGTCGTGGTTAGAGTCACTCCGTAAAATTTATATTGATTAATTACTGCCATTAATTAATAAAGAAGCTTTGAGCTTCTACTTCTTGTTTGAGTTCTTCTTGAAATGTTGTGTTAAGTTTATTGATCACGGCGTCCAATTCTCTTACGAGAGATTGAAACGTTTTCTGATCATATTCTCTACTGGCTCTTGTTAATGCTTGTACAATTTTTGCCATTATAATAACCTTGCGATGCCTCCTTCGTTAAACATACCTGTAACATTTTCTTGTCCTCGTGCTGCATTTCGTTGAGCCATTAATTCTTCTCGTGCTAATCGTTCTTGTAATAATCGTTCGTTTCCTGCCGCACTGATTCCTCTATTATCCAATAAGCCCATGGTCCACCAAGGACTTGTATTCTCTACGTCTTGATTCTTATAAGGTTCCAAAGCGTTGCTGACTAAATGTCGAGCTCCATATGTTAATGCATACGGAACAGCGGTATAAGGATTAAGAAGACCCATGCCTCTTACTCCCCATTTGCCATACTTACGAAGCATTGCAGCCGCAGCTCTTTGCCCCGACGGAGTAGTTCCTTGTATACTTCTACGTAAATTTGGATGGTTAATCACAGCAGATAGACCACCAATTCCTGAAAAGAGTTTATCTAAAAACCCCATTTCAGTTTTAACTTTAGGGAGTTTAATTTTTTTTGCCATTATACCAGACTCGCAATGCCTTGATCTTGTTCACCCATTGCCTGTTCATTCGCCAGATCATGTAAGATTCCTCTTTCTTCATCATTTAATTGGTCATAAGGTTTATTAAATATTTCTAAGGAAAAATCATTTAATGCATCTAATGGATGAGGATTAGAAACCATTTCTCCACTTGGAATACCTTGGTCTTGCATAAATTCAAAAATGTTTTCGCTACCTTCGTCGTCTCCTAGAACAGGACCTGCTGTTCTATAACCAATCCTTCCGCCATCTTTATAAGGTTGAAAATTTAAAAGCTCTTGGTTCGATGGAACATTTTGATTTACTCCCATGTTATTAGTTAGATTATTTGGCATTACACTCTGATCATATATACTACCCGGACCATAATAGCCTTGATCCTGACCTACTCTTTTACCAATGATCTGTTGGTTAGTTGGGATACTCTCTATGGGTTGTACTTTATTTCGATTTAAATAAGACATTAAGTTATCGTGCTCACCAAATTCTTGAATTCCTTCCCAGGCACCAGTTCCTTTTCTCTGTGCCCAGTTTTTAGCGGTCGTAATTCCACTCAAAAATTTTCCTGGAATTCCTCCAAAGAAACCCAGAGCGCCTCTTAATAAAGCCCCTAGTCCTCCACCTCTAGTTCTATCTTTGTACGTTCTTCCATAAAAAGATTCTGGCATGACTGTAGATGAGCCTGCTTGATCAGCTATGGCTTTTAATTCAGCAGGAGATTTAGCTGTCGTTCTTGAACTTCCATGCTTAGCTGCAGAAGCTCCGCTCCAGCCTGAGTGACTAGGACTTCTATCCATACCCGCACTGATTGATGAGCCAGCTCTATTCTGGCCAGGATCAGATGATCCCCAACCATTTAAACTCATGATGCCTGAAGGTCCTCGGTTCACTCCACCTTTTAGGGATTTGTGTAAATCTTTTTTAATAAGTAATTTTTTCTCTGCTTCTGTAATATAAGCGAGTTCTGTTTTAGGATGATTAGGAGCCGACTGCCAATGTAAAGGAGCCTTTACCATTTTTTGGTTCCCTAAATAATTTTTAACTCCTCCTTGATTAGTGTACGCCATTATCTTCTCCCGTCTGGTTGTATATCCAGTCTAAATGTTCCCAACTTCCAGTTTTCCGAAGTGGATGTGTTTGCTATTTTAAGCGCAATAGCTCTTCCTCGTGCGCGTGTGTCCACTTTATCAGTGGTATTGGTGATTGTAAAGGGACCTAATGAAGAACTCGCTGACGAATCATTAGGATAATCTCTTAACAATAAGGTCACTTGTGTGTTTCCGGTTTGACTAATAAAATCAGGAATGAATCTTCTTATCTTCATGATGTATTCCCCATCTCCTCTAATGTCTGGAGCTCCTAATAGTTGTCCTTGAGCCGCTCGTTTTTGAGTAATATCAAAATCTCCTGAAAGAACATTAGCAGTGACAGCTGTCACGGCTCCTCCAGCATTAATTTGATCGGTCCCTGTTTCGTGTTCATAATAAATAGTAATCCCATCGGTATTGCCTACCACATCATACGAGTCATCATCCGTGTTGTCATAATAACAGGCATGAGGTTTATCAAATACGGAAGAATCGGCCCAGGCTGTACGAGGTAAGGAACCAGTCGTCCAAATCGGTCGTTTAAGGGTAGAGTCTAGATAGTTATAAGTCACTACCCGATCCACCACATCCGAACCGGAACTACAATAATACCAACTCACTTCTCCAAAGAGGTTATTCAGTCCAGCATTAATTAAATTTCTTGGTGTGGAGTTCAATCCTTCAAAGACATAGTCTTCCACTAAGCATGGCATCGATTGAAGTTGACCAGAGTATTGAAAGAAACCATTTTCTGACATCCAAAAAGCAGTACCATCCACTTCCATACAAGCATTTTTTCCAATCAATCCGCAGTTCGTTCCCACGTGTTCAAAAGAAAAGGTAAACGGTTGACCTACAAAACGCATTAAAAATAATGCAGAATCGGTCCAGATGTAAATCGCATCACGACCTCGAATGGCTCCCATAATTTTAGAACCTTGGGCAAGTCTTTGTGTACCTGCCGTATTCGTAGAGGTTGGTGTGTAATCGGTTAAGGATTCCTGATCCGAGAATCTTATAAACATCGCATCTTGAGAGGTTGTCGTTCCTATCGTGGTCTCCGTTCCAAAGAAAATTAAGTGACGATCGGTTGGTGATACCAACATGTGTCTGGAAGCTGTAGGGGCTCCACTGATAATCGTCGCTCGTGTTCCCGTAGGATTGCTTGCAGCCGAATCCCATTCAAAACATTCACCATTATATATTAAAGCAATAAGTTTAGTTCCATAGTTATCTAAGATCCACATTCCTGGTGCGATGGTAAAGTCAGCTGAAGACGCTTCCCCCCATGCAACATAATCAGAAATATTAGTGACCGTAACACCGGCTAGGTGGGTCGCTTTCGTAGTTCCATTTACTCCTCTAGCTCCTCCACTTAAGGTGTTCGTTGAAGTATCATTGGCAGTAAAACTAATGTCCTCTGTTCCTATTCTAATTTCTCCAGAAGTAGGAAAGGCTGCTGTGTTAGCCAGAACAATATCAGTAGTTGTGGTATCCGTTAAAGCGGTTGCTAAAGTTGTGGTTGCTGGACCTGAAGCAGTTCCTGACCATTGACCAGTTCCCCAGCCAAAGCCTCCTAATTCTTGAGCAGGTCCCACACTATAATACGTTTGAGCTCTACAACTTCCTACGGCGCTCGTCGTTCCTGAGGCGTTACTGCCCAGCGTAATAGTAATGGTAGTTGCTGTAGGAACCGAAGTTGCCATAAATTTTTTATCTTCAAAATCTGAATCACTATAACCTGAACCCGGAGGTGCAGTCACTGTATCTAAAAGAACAATATCGTCCTCATTCATTCCATGGGGAGTGGGAAAGTTAATAGTCACCGTAGGTTCGCCGCTCGTGGTTGAAAAAGTACAACTGGTAATCGTATTTTTAATAGGGGTAATGTCATAGAACTGGCCCCCTGAATAGACATATAACATTCTATTAGTTCCTATGGCTGCGTATTTAATACCCGCGTTATCATCAAAATGGTGAAGAGCTCGACCCGCTCCCGTAAGTTTATCCTCACCGAGTTGTTGCCAGCCGCCTATCTTTTCAGGTGTTCCATACCGAAAACGTACATAGTCCCCTCCTGTCCACTGGGCTTCAGCACCCGTAGAGGTAACTTGTTTATTGAATCCTGGTAAAAATCCTACTTTTTGTAACATAGAAAATTCCGTTTAGGATACAATTATACTATATTTTTGGGGAGATCAACTCTTTACACCAGCCGTTTTGGTAATCAACCGCCATAACTTCTTTAGCTTTTGCTTCCTGGGCCTCAGTAATAACTCTGGGAGGGTGTTCCCTGAGCCTTGTTTTTTGGATCTTTTTCCCACCCAATTGTTCCAGGAATGGCAGGAGCTTGGTATCGATCTCTTTCATATTCCAAACATGGGTATAGATGCTGGGATCAGGACCTAGCATAGCCGTGTTCGTTCGGCAATGAATTCTAATGTAATTATCTATTCTTAAATATTCATTATAATTATCAAGGAAGGAATCTAAGTCTTTAAGACCAGGACACATTCTCTGGCAATAGAAAAAGCCTGCAATGATCTTGTCGATCGGATCACGGTAGACAGCAATTCTTATTTCACATTCTTTTAGTTCTTTATGATAGGCTTCAAATCCTTTCTCTCGTCCAATGTAGGAATCTTCGCCACAAAAATCCTGAATGTTGGTACCACTATACGTGGTAGGTTTCTCATTCCAGAGAAGCTGACCTAAATAGTTAATGATGGTGGTGGATCCTGCTTTATTGTTCCTGACATACCCCAGACGTTTACCGCCTAAGGTGACACGAACTAAAGCCATTACTTAGGAATACCCAGGATAGGTCGTTGGTCTAAAAGATTAGTCTTTGCAAAAGGACCATTAACATGATTATAATGGAGAAAGACTTGCGAACAAACCTTTCCTTGGAGAGGTTCTCTCCAATGCTCGAGTTCACACCCTGAATAAATCAACATGTCTCCTACTTTTAAATCCACTCGAACTCCCTTGGGAGCTCCAGGTTTGATAATATTTTTACGTTCATCAATAACATTACTTGCCCCGGTAGGATCAAGAAAGATAGGCCATTCATCTCCTCCTAAATGTAAGGTGGTAGAAATTTCACAACTCGGTCGATCTTTATGGCGATGTAAAATATTTCCTTTTTCGTAAAGTCGTGTGTACGAGTATGTTGGAATAAGTTCTAATCCTGTCTTGGCTTTCATAACAGGAATCATATACATGAGTAAAGTCTCCATGACCCAGTCTGCATATTTAGAATAGGCTCCGGGGATTTGTTGATCGACTCGATTACCTATAAAAGGATTATAGGGATTTACTTTTTGATGTTTCACCATCCAATCCACAGCGTCTCGCTGTAGCATCATATAATTAAAAATAAAATTAGCGAGCTCCTTGGAAAGGGCTCCTTTGATTACTTGATATTTTTTTGTTTTAAAACTCATCCTACTAATCCCTCTTTATTCACTTGAATAAAATTAAAAGAAACCGAAATTCTCCAACCCTTTTCTCCTTTTTCTTTGGATTCATTGATTTCTACTCCATGGGGGAGCCACGATGGAAACATAATGATTTGTCCTTCGATCGCGGGATAGATTACCACGCGCCATAAGGCTCTGGGTATTCCTTTAATTCTTCGAGGGAGCATAATATTAGGTCCTGGTCGTGGATCTTCAACAAATAATCGTCCAGAATTTTTAGGAACTTTGACATAGTAAACACCCGACCATTGAGAGTTGGGGTGGGTATGCTGTTTGTTATAGGACCCAGGATAATTAATATTGGCCCACATATTTCCTAAACCTGGTTTAGGTTCCATACCATAGTCTTTATAGATCTCTTCTTGCATGGCAAAAAGTTCATCGGTTAAAGGTTTGTATTCGTCTTTAAAATTCATATTGGTTGGACTGTGCCAGCCTCCACCTGCATTTGTTTTTTCTTCGCCCTTATCTTTTTTACTCCAGGCTTTAATGAGGGGAAATAAAGTCTTATTTAATTTTTTAGGGTCCTTCACCATTTTAAAATAGACAGGAGTTGGGAATAAAATTTCTCGGTTCATTTTTTTATATTTTTACTACCAGGTTAAGACTCAGTCTCCACTTATATTTTTTTGGGGCTATCCCCTTATGCTGTAAATCACTAGAAAAAAT